AAATCTCTGGAAACTCAGCCATTGACTGTACTACATTTCAAGCATTGCCATGAGACTGTGCCATTGACAGCATCTTGAGACAGATCCACCAAGTTCTTAATCTGAACTGGCTCATTGCATAACTGACATGGCACAAAGGCTGACATTAAATCGACCCACTCACCATTTATCTTGATTCCAATGTTACCCATTAAACTCTCGCTTTCTGTGGTTGGAACTTTCCGTCCGATCCCAGTGTGTACCACTTGGTAGGGCATCTATGTGCCGATGAAATCGCTGAGTTACAGAAGTAGCCACCCCATGCTTTGCCATTCTTTTCACCTTCACGCCACTGCATATGTCCATGCTCGCAGCTTGGTGCTTCTACTGCTTCACCTGTTCCCATGATTGCAGCTACATTCTCCATAGCCTTCTCAAGTGTCACAGGTGCATCGACTACGCCCCGATACTCTCCAACAGGTGTAGTCCAGTAATCCTGATCATCTGATTTAACATCTTGAACTGCTGGCTTTGCTACTTTTGTAGCAACAACCTTCTTCATTTCCTCTTGGCTTGGCTTATGCTTGTCAATTCCGATGTTCGCATGACCGCAAGCAACACCAATCGCCGAAGTAACTCCGTTTTCCAAAGCAAAATCTTTATTGACACCCCTGTCCGTAATAACCTCATGCGCAAAACCAGTTGAGAATGGCTTGTCATCTGTGGCTTCTCGATACAGGCGTGCACCCACGATAAAACGCTTATCAGACCAGTCAAGAATTTCTGTTTCAATCCGTCCATTTGGATACCTCTTCCAAAACTCAATAACACGCTCACGAACCGTGGTGTACTCATCTAGGTTAAACATAAAGATCGTTCTCCTCTGTAGCTAGTTGTCCAGCTAGTGCTCCGTATGAGCATAGATCGACCCAGTTGTCGATGTGTTGGGCTGACTGATTAGTCCTTGCAAGTTTAACCAAGACCATGATCCCTGCCACCTGATAGTCGTGTATTGGTGTTTGTAGGTATGCACTAAGCAGCATTGCTGTGTGTTGCAAGTTATCCGCAGGGTGACCGTACGATAGCCCACGGTCACGGATCGTGTCTGTGGCTGTGAGTAAGATTTCACTGGCTTTCATTCCTGCCCCTTATAGCTGCGACCTCGGTGATAGCCATCGCGTACGCCCCTTTTATATGATGTTTTCTGCACATCGATAATGACTATAATAAAGCCTATAATCATGCCAATGATGCAGATAAGTAGTAGCTTGTCTGTGTTTGCCATTTCCTTACCTAACTGCAAGCAACGCCCTCGGATGCTTACAGACTTAGTGTGACATAACCGTCCGACTAATCAAGTACATTTATGTAACGAAATGATAACGATTATCTAGGTCTGCCGTAGGACTTTCCAGCCACAATAAATGTGCCGTCCTTCTCAATGTGAATAAGATCCACCTGAACCTTAGCCTTATTAACATAAATAATAGCGAAAGCCTGCTGCCAGTTAGCCACGCCCTTCGTGTATGCAGCTTGCTTAAAGTCCATAAGATTGCCTACCTCAACACCATGTAGGACACGCCCTATACGGCCTCCAGAAGCCTCTGAGAAGGCCGAACGCCCTGCTCTGTGAGTATGACCTGAGATGACATTCTTGCCGTGCCTACGGGCTGCCTCAAGGGCTGAGAGCCCGCCCTGTGGCTTGATAGGGGTATGGTCTCCATGCACAGCAATCCAGTTAGGTGCAATAGGCATAGGGTTTTTGTGGAAGGTAATACCTAGCTCATCGAACTTCATGAACTTCTCAAAGCGCAACTCTGGCAATGCACCGAATGCAGGCACTTTAGCCATGATGATGTTATACAGGCGATCTGTGTGATTGCTACGGATGCAGTCAGTAACGCCTAACTCCCAGAGAAGCTGCACAGCTTCATTACGGTCATCATCTAGGGTCTGAGCATAACTGCCCATGCGCCCTTCTTCCCATTTGCTTATCTGGGGAAGGTCAATCTCATCGCCAATGGTGACTACTTGATCTGGCTTAAACTTAGAGATGAAGCTTGCAAGGTTACGAGTTGCAACCCTGTCATGGTATGGGACTTGTAAGTCCGAGACTACGACAATGCGCTTAATCGTCATCCTCATCTTCGTAATCGCCAAACTTCTCAGGCGCGATAGGGTCAGGCAAGATCCAATGCGGGTAAGCCTGTGGCTCTGTAATCATGAACATGGCGATGTCCTCAGCGAAACCTGCACGCTTAAGAGAACAGAAGTACTCATAAAGCCCAATGCAATAAGCATCAAGCTTTGAGTAGCCTTGCTCCTCTAGCGCCTTAGTTGCTTTTCTTGCCATGGCACTATGCTACCTGTCGAGAAGTATGTTATAGATCTCATCGACTCGCGTGTTGAGTCTTTTGATCTCAGACAATAGATGCGTGATGACATAGCCAGACAAGCCACCGAGAGCTGCAATGGTGGCAAGGTAAAGGGTGAAGAAGTCTGACTGTGTCACTTCTTATCTACCTCGTCAATAGCTGCCTCTAGCGCATCGACAATAATGTCTGCTGCTGACTTACGGGCGCGGTATGACTTGATAGCTGTGCGTAATGCTGGCAATAGTGCAACACCTGCAATGCCGGCAATGATGAGAAGTAGATTATCCATTAGATGCTCCTAACATAGGTACTTGAAAAAAAGCCCCGTCATTATCAGCTTCTTTCTTAAAGCTAACATGCATGTGCTTAGTGTGTTTGTTAGCCCCTGTGTACTTGCGCCACTTCCAGTTAAGGATGCTGGAACAGATTCGTCCATCGTAAATGATGTAACTAATACGCTTGTCTGCTTTTGACTTGGACAAGGTACGAAGCTGATCAGCAAGATCTCCCATGATGTCGGGCTTCCCGCCCTTGAATAAGTCTTTGTCCACATCAATGGCGCGTACCCAGCCCTGCTCATCTGGATTATGATCTGACTTGCGAGCAGCGTGTCGGGTATCACCGATCCAACCATCCGATGTGCGGTCACGATCTGGGAACGAGTCATCTATCTGCTCTCTTAATTGAATAGCAGCTCTAGAGAGTTTTACCTTCATCCAAGTAAAAGCTTCGCTTCATCCTCAGAGATGCCAAGCTTCTCCAGTAGTGCGGCCTTAGCCTGAGCCTTAGTTGCTGCTTCTGCTTCTGCTGCTAGGCGGTCTGCTTCTGCCTGTGCCGCTGCCGCTTCATTGGCTGCGATCTCATCGGCAGTCAATGGGCGCTCGATGACCTCGCCTGTTTCGCAGTTGATTTCGATTGCTGTTGTCATTGTTGCTCCTTATGAGTTCTTGATGCCGTAGAGATAGAAAGATGAACCTGAGACGAAACTTCCGCCACTATTAGAACTTATATAAATTGAAGTTATTGCTGAAGTATCTCGCCATAAGCCAGCAGTAACAACAACATTTGCCGTGGTGTTATTATCTTCTTGTGCGCTAAACAACGAAACAGGCTTGTTTTGAGATGCTAGATAAGATGGCACATAAATTTCTAAACTAGAGAAAGTGTTAGAAGTCGCATCTGCTGCATCAAAGGCTGTCAAGCCGTTAATTACAGTCACTCCAGAATTAGCAGAAGAAGAAGCAGTTGAGCCATTACCACGCAGGCGTGTAATTGAATAAATACTTGAACTTGAACCATTAAACCTTAATTCAAGATTGTCTGTTGCTTGTCCAGTTACATTAGTACGACCACTTATGCTTAAAACTAAATCCGTGAAAGTAGCAGGGATTGCAGAGAAAGTAACAGATGCAGCAGTGGTGCTAAGTACATTGGATGAGATGAGTGAGTAGGTATTAGGCATTTTTTATCCCATACAGAGTAGCGGTTCCAGTAATGTTTGAAGCTGAAAAGCCATAAAGCCTTAAAGATGTAATGGCAGATGTGCTACGCCATAGACCTACTGATTGCCTTGTATTACCGCTACCGTTATTGTCTTCAGACGATGAACTTAGAAGTGTCTTGTATGTTGAACCAGCATAAGAAAACACATCTGTCGTAAGTAAATTTGGATTAGTACCAGTTAATGAGCAAACAATTAGTCTGTCAATAGAAGTGTTGCGGGATGATACCGCAGATGAACCATCGCCTCTTAATACAGTTAAAGAATAGTTGGTCGAAGTATCACCGTTAAATTGAATACATAATGCTTGAGCAGATGAAACACCTGCAAATATTAATCTTAAATCAGTAAATGTTGCAGGAATAGAAGTAAATGTAACTTCGCTGGTAGAACCTGATAGTGTCGTGGTAGCGATTGGCTCGTATGTTGCTGGCATTTACGCTCCCTT